TTTAGTGTATCTAGAAGCCAGTCTGTCATATAGATTGTCCTCAATTGCTTCCTCAGTAATAGCAAACGCTAACGCAATTGTTTCGTTAGTGTATCTAGCTGTGAAAGTTTCTTGAGCGTTATCGTATGTAACACCTGCACCTTCTGTTTTTACTTGTGCTTGTGCAAAACCACTTAACATTACTTCTTCTTCAAAAGCTCTGTCAGATGACTCTGTAGTATAAATATCAGCTGTCTGATTTTCATACTGTTTGTATTCCAGGCCGAATAAAGCATTCAATCCTGGCTCTAACTCTTTTACGAGTTGGTTTCGTGATATAGCCATAATTTATCTCCTTATATCCCTGCTACGTTATTTCCACAGATATGTTCATCTATCATTACTCTAAGAGCAAAGCCCTCAGCAGTAGTGTCAGAATGATCAGGATCTCTAGAAACACCTAGTATTTTTAATTGTGCGATACCTGCCGCTGTTGTAGCCGAAATTTTTGATTTCGAAATAAACAGTGGAGTTACCCCAACATCGTTAACTTGATCAGCACAGTGTCCTACTTCGTTCTGATTGAAAGCAGTATCTGCAGACATAACCTCAAACATTTGTTGAGGATTATCGTTTACAAAAGCTACTATATCAGTCGCAGTATTACTTGCAGGTGAAAAGTTACTAAACGTTGGTTTATTTGAAGTTGCATCAGTATAAAATACTCCATTTAGAGTACCGAGGTTATTTGCCCCTCCGTCTCCTGCTGCGAGTACTACTCCATTTGCTGTTAATTGCACTAAACATGCGTGCGAAATTAAAGCAGAAGAAGCAGCAACACTGTACTCAGAAAGTCCAGCGTTATTATATGCCTGACCAACCATTTTAATGGGTCTGAATCCAAACCCAACTGTTGACGCATTAGCCATATTGTTTTCTCCTTATGTGACCTACCCTTGCGGGCCTCCAGTCACGGTTTAATGTTCAATCGCTGGTTTGATTCGTTAAAAATTTTTAACTTTTCTTGCCACCGAAGGTTGTACGAGACTGTCTATCAATATCGATAGGCATTCCCCTATGCTGTTCCTTCATAAGATCGTTGTCTATTGCATTGATCTGATCACCCGCTTCTTTAGCGTAGTAAGCTTCTCTCTGTTTTGCGATCTCTTCCGGTACCCTTGTCAGCACAAGGCCTCCGTGCCCGATAACCCCTGCGTATTTGCCGTCAGTAATTGCTGGGAAGTCACTATCAGGATATTCATCAGATCTTACAAGTTCATAACCAGACCTTAAGCGTCCTTGTATGTTCTTAGTATCTTGAAATCCCATAATTTCTACCCTGACCCATCTGTGTCTGAATCCATCTGGCGCGTTGGGCGTATCTAAGTACGATGGTGGAGTCCAAGGTTTTACAGCTTCTTTGGGTTTAACCGTAGATGCTTGTGATACTACTTTTGTAGTTTCACCTTTACTTTGGCTCGCACGAGTTGGTTTTTTATTTTCCATATGCCTATACCTCCTTCGTGTTTATAAGTTGTTTCGCATACTCTTCTAGTGGCACACCTAGCTTTTTAGCTATTGTAACCTGTGTTGGTGTGAGTCTCACAGTTTTGCGACCAGTCTTTGAACTACGCGTTGCAGAGGCAACGTTTTGTGTAGGTTTACTAGTCTGTTTTTCTTCTACCTTACCAAATTTATGGGGAAACTCAAGTCTTATTCTTTTATCCACTTCAGAATAATATTCATCTGATTGTGGGTCCATTCCCTCTTCTTCAGTAAGTTTTCTGTGTAAATCAAATGCTGTGTAAGTCATAGCATTATCTTTACCAAACCATTCATTCTCTTCAGCCCAAGCTTCTGCTTTAGGATCTCTTGCAGGCGCCTGTTGCTGTCTTGGTTGTAGAGTAGGTTTTTCATTAGCTGCTGTTTCTTCCATAGCTTGTTGAGATTTAATCTCTGCTAATTTACCTTGCTCATAACCTAATTGAGAAATGGCTGTTAGTGCTTCTACTTCTGCTTTAGAATCTTCATTAGTTCTAGCGGCTGCAAGTTTTGCTTGAGCTGCTGAAAGTGAAGATGTAATTCTGCCTTCCATTTCTGTGGCATAATTTTTATCTAAAGATGTAGCTGCAGTTTTAAATTGATCTCGTTCTTTTTTAACGTTTTCTGCAAAACGTAAAGCTTCTTCTTTTTGCCTTTCCGCTTCACGCATTTTTTTAGTAAGTTTAGCTATTCTTTTCTTAACTCCTTCAGAATATTCTTCAACTTCCCTAGTGTTATCTTGTTGCTTATCACTCCCTGCTTCGTCAGTTTTCTGTGCAACCTTACCGCCTTCGTTCTTTTCATCTCGAACATCAGGCTGCTCATCAGGTTTCTCAGGTGTGTCAGCGGGCTCATTATCGTATGTAACATTTGCTTCATTTTTTTTAACCTCATTTTCATAAGTTTTATCTGTATCGTTTTCTGTTTCTGGCAGTTCAACACTCGCTCCCGGTCCGGTTACGTCTAATTCAACTGTTTTATCATTTTCTGTTTCTGGCATAGTTTCTCCTATGGTTGTTAAAATTCGTGGAATATATCTTCAGGGTTTTCCACGGTCGCTAAAACTTCATCATCATTAAGAAGTCTTAACTCACCCCCATCTATTTTTATTCTTGATCCGGCGTATCTTGCGAATACTACCCAATCGCCTTTTTTACACCAGGGACCTTCTGGATATCGTTCTTTATCATAGCAGTGTGGGCCCATGTCTAAAATTAAACCACAAGTCGATGCTACTTGTGATCTTTCTACTGTTTCATCTGCTAAAATTATTCCGCCTTTAGTTTTATCTTTTTGTTTAAAAGGTAAAACAAGAATTCTCCAACCCGTAGGTTTAGGAACTTTTCCTTTTGTTTCTGATTTTTTTTCTGTAGGTTTAACACCTACTAAAGTTTTATTTGGTAACTCAATCTTTGGTTTT